CAGTTGAGAAGTTCAAAGGACTTATTTTCCAGATGGAAAGAGAAGCAAATGCGATTGCGCAAGAAACAAGACGCGGGAAGGGTAACATGATCCTTTGCTCTGCTGACGTTGCTTCTGCATTAACAATGGCAGGTGTACTTGACTACACTCCAGCACTTAATGCTAATCTTAACGTTGATGACACAGGTAATACATTTGCTGGTGTTCTTTCAGGTAAGTATAGAGTCTACATTGACCCATTTGCTAACAACGTACCAGCTGCTGAACAGTATTTCGTTGTAGGTTACAAAGGTACTTCACCATATGATGCAGGATTATTCTACTGCCCATATGTACCTCTACAAATGGTAAGAGCTGTTGGACAAGACACATTCCAGCCAAAAATTGGTTTCAAAACCAGATATGGTATGGTTGCTAACCCATTCGCAGAAGGCACAGCACAAGGTCTTGGTCGTCTTTCAGTTAACAGTAACCGTTACTACAGAAGAGTTACAGTTGCAAACCTTATGTAATTCTTATTACATATTTCTCCAAGAGACCCTTGACGGGTCTCTTTTTTTATGCTATATAATATTATGATTTTATTTTCTCTTATACTCTCATTTTTTGCAAATCATTTACCTGTGATGTATGTGCAAGTACCACAATGGGCAGATGATTGGGCAGTTTGTGCTGTAGATATACCTGATGCCAAGTGTCATTGGTATGTTATGGCCCCTGATAATACATTTGGTGAAGGATTTGACTGGGAAGAAGCACCTTGGTTTGATGCAAACGGATTAAATGATATTGCACCCATGCAAGCAAAAAGCGTAGTAGAAAAATTACAAGAACAACACTAGGCATTTCTTTTTGTTAAGAAAAATAGCAGTAGGTATAAATTTTTTTGTAAATAGTTATGTCATTGCGGAGAGAACAATGCACTAAAACCCCTCTATATTATGGGTAAAAAAATAGTCATCAAAGGTCAAGTAATGCACAATTTAATTTCATTTAATCAGTTGGCGAGTTCACAATATGAACCAAGCAACGATTTAATCGAGGAATATTACGAGTGTTTGATCGAATGTGATGACGATCAGCACATATGTAAACGTATTTGCAAAGAGGTATTTACCTAAAATTTTGTACGCTGTTTTAGAAAGAGGGGATCGCCCCTCTTTTTTTATGTGATAAATACCTATATGAAAGATAAAAAAGCAGCCAAGTTAATCATCAAGAGAGCAAAGAAAAATCCATACATATATTCACAAGCGGATATTTTCTACGCAAGAAAAGTTAAAAAACTAGAGAAAGATGCCTTATCACATCAAGAAACCAAGTCAACTTAACTCCTCTGTAGATGTTTACTACATGGGTGACAAAAGATGGTCTGATACATATAGTGAGAGAAAACAGTACACAAACAACCCAACATATCTAACCATAAACACAGACGGAAAGAATGGTGGTTGGACAGGATGCACTGTCGTTTCTGAATAACTAAATAATTAAAAATATTAGTGCCATGAAGCAGTCACCAAGACAATTAAAAGAAGCACATAAGGCCTATGAGAAGGTAGTGAATTACCTTGTCAATGAAAATTATGCTTCAAATAAACAGGACGCTGATACCATCATTGGTGGTATGAGTGAAGAGTGGTATCATATGATCCTTAATGAATCAGTTTCTTGTTAAGATGAAAAATTTAGACCAGTTTCTGGATGAGGCACAATCAGCGAAGTGCCCAAAAGGTTACAGATACGATGCAAAAATAAAAAGTTGTGTTCCCTCAAAACGATTTAAGTATTATCCAAGTTTTGGTGGGAGATATTATCGTGGCGGTGATAATCGTTCAGATAGTGGTAATGGCAATGGTAATGGTAATGGAGGAAATGGAAATGGTCATGGTGGTAATGGCAATGGCGGTGGCAACGGTGGTGGCAATGGCGGTGGCAACGGTGGAGGTGGTAATGGAGGAGGTGGAGGAGAATGAAAACTCTTCAACAGTTCCTTGAATCATCTAACCCTAGAATACCTAGAAAGAAAGGACAACCAGCAAAATCTAAAAAACACTCAGACTTATATACAGATGAAGATCCAAAAGGCACGATACATGGACTCGGATTCAAAGATGAATCAACAGCGAGATCCAGTGTTGCAAAGATTAGAAAATCAAATAGATCTCATGCTCACAAGATTCAGGCAGCAATCGCAATGGAGCAGCGAGCACGGGTGATGGGTAAATCTGCAGAAGCAGCAATCTACCGCAAATTTATTAATTCAATGAAGAAGAAAACTAAAAAATGACCTCATCGACTCGTGGGCCACTTGCCGGACAAATTGGTAATCGTAATTTCCTATCACCTGTAGGTTTTAAGTTTTCACTTGCAAAATTTCCTAAGATAACATTTTTCTGTAACTCCGCTTTGATACCAGAAATTACTTTAGGTACATATCAACAACCATCTTACTTAAAAAATATAGATGTTCCCGGTGAAAAGTTAACATATGGTGATCTAGAAATTAGATTCTTAGTTGATGAGAATATGGAAAATTATATGGCAGTTCACAATTGGTTGACTGGTTTAGGTTTCCCAGAAACACCTCAACAGTTTATTGATAAAACAACAGATTCTGATGGTATAAGAGATCTTGAAGAGCAGTATTGTGACGGTGGTTTACATATTTTAAATAGTAATCTAAGAGATGTTGCAGTAGTAAAATTTCAAAACTTATTTCCTGTATCATTAACTTCCCTGAGTTTTGATGCTACAGAAACCGACATAAACTACTTTACAGCAAGTGCAGCTTTCCGCTATACTGTATATAATATAACTGATACATCTGGCAATTTGCTATGAATCTTGATAAAATTCAGGAGATGTGGGAGCGTGATGCTGTCATTGATCCTGATAACCTACATGATGAGTCACTTAAAATACCTCAACTACACTCAAAGTATTACACAATCTATAATACAATAACACTCTTACGAGAAAAAGCAAGAGAGCAGTATAGTAGGGTAAAATTAGAAAGACATAACTTCTACACTGGTAAAGCACCTGCAGAAGTTTACATTGAAGAACCTTTTAGTTTTAAGGTAAGAGAAAAGGATGCAATCCAAAGATATTTGGATGCTGATGAAAAACTCAGTCAGGTAGATATGAAGATACGATACTATGATGTCACACTCAAATTTCTTGAAGAGATAATTAGAAATATATCTGGCCGTACGTACCAAATAAAAAATGCCATCGAGTGGCAAAGATTTCAATCAGGATTCTAATGATATTACAACTAACACCTAACACACATCCAATACTACATGAAAGGGTAAAAAAATGTAGTTACGATTTAGATCGTGCTGAAATAAGTAAAATTCTTTATGAGAATATGATTCATCATAATGGAGTAGGACTCTCTGCCAACCAAATAGGCATCAATGAGAGAGTTTTTATTATGGTCAAGGATCTTGAATATAATGAAATACTTACATGCTTTAATCCTAGAATAGTCAAACAATCCTCGAAAACAGTTGTAATGGAAGAGGGATGTTTATCCTATCCAGATAAGTTTATAGAGGTAGAAAGGTCAGAGACAGTTATTGTAAAGTATGAAGATGAGAACAAGGTTGACCATAAGATAAAGTTGGAAGGATTTGCTGCAAGAGTCTTTTTACATGAGTTTGATCATATGCAAGGTATCAATTTCACTCAAAGAGAGAGGTAATAAATAACTATAGGTGATACCTATAGTCATGTCTCATTTGACAATATTGAAGAAGAATGAAGTCTATCTTCAGATAGAGTCGGAACCTCATGTATTCTACGAACTGTCAGATCAGTTTACCTTTGAGTTACCGGGAGCCAAGTTTATGCCACAGTATCGTAATCGATACTGGGATGGAAAAATTCGACTTTTTAATGTTAATAATGGACAGATATATGTAGGGCTTTTAGATAAGATACAAAAATTTTGCGAAGATCACGGATATAGTTACTCTTTTGTAGACAATGAATATTATGGCACACCATTTGAGATCAATGAGCATATCTCATTTGAGGGTGTCAAGGATTATATAACATCTATTAGTAAGTATGCTCCCCGTGAGTACCAAATTGAGGGAGTATTCGACGCTCTAAGACATAATAGAAGGTTGTTGATATCCCCAACTGCTTCAGGAAAGTCTCTGATGATATACTCGATTGTGAGATATTACGTTGAGCGAGGTGAAAATACTCTGATAGTCGTTCCGACGACTTCGTTAGTAGAACAGATGTATAAAGATTTTGCAGACTATGGTTGGGATGTAGGTTCATTTTGCCACAAGATATACGCAGGAAAAGAACGAGAGACAGACTCTCAAGTAATCATAACGACTTGGCAATCAATCTACAAACTCCCCCGAAAGTATTTTAAAAGATTTAGTGTTGTAATTGGGGATGAGGCGCACCAATTTAAATCAAAGTCATTAATATCTATAATGACAAAACTTGACCATGCAAAATATCGGTTTGGATTTACTGGTACACTGGATGGAACACAGACTCACAAGTGGGTTTTAGAGGGTTTATTTGGGCCTTCATACAAAATCATAGGGACGAAAGACCTCATGATCAAAGGTCATGTTGCAAAACTTGACATTAATATATTACTTCTTAAGCATCCACCACAGAAGTTTGAAACATTTGAAGATGAAATACAATTTATTATCAATAATGAAAAAAGAAATAATTTTATCAGAAACCTAGCACTTGATCTGAAAGGTAACACACTCATACTCTTTTCAAGAGTTGAAGGTCATGGACGGGTTTTATTTGACCTGATAAATAATAATGTACTTGAACAACGTCAAACCTTTTTTGTTCATGGTGGAGTAGATGCTGAAGATCGTGAAAAAGTTCGTGAAATCACTGAAAAAGAAAATAATGCCATTATCGTGGCCTCCTACGGAACTTTTTCTACTGGTATCAATATCCGTAATCTCCATAACGTTATTTTCGCTTCTCCCTCCAAGTCGCGTATACGAAATCTCCAATCCATCGGAAGAGTGCTTCGTAAAGGAAACAACAAAATAAAGGCAACTTTATATGATATCGCTGATGATGCGACATATAAATCAAGACGTAACTATACATTAAATCATCTCATAGAGAGATTAAAAATCTATAACTATGAAAAATTTAATTATGAAATCATCAATATCTCACTTAAAAAGTAATGGGAGACGAATTCTACAGCATTCTTAAACTTGTATCCGGAGAGGAGATCTTCGCACTTGTTTGTGTGGATGAAAGTGAAGATGAACCAATATTGATACTTCATAATCCAATCAAGATGAAACCACTTCATCCGCAGTCAAATCAACTAAATTATATCAAAGTAACTCCTTGGATGAACATGACAGAAGAAGATATGTTTGTACTAAGAATGGATAAAGTAATTACAATGACAGAGTGTCATGATAAGAAGTTAATTTCAATTTATAAACAATATATCGAAGAGAAAGACGAGGACGACCTCCAAGTTATAAAATCTAGAAATAAAAAAGGAAAAATCAGTTGGCCTGGAGATCCTAAATTAGGATATATCTCTAGTGTCCAAAAGAAAAGAGAATCTCTCGAAAAGATCTTTAAGTCTGATTCAAAGGAGCCTTAATTCCTTTCAAACCTCACAAAGGTTATTGTACACATATTTTAGAGTCTTGTCAAGTATGTTAAGTTTGTCACCCCGTCACCTCTCAAAATTGAAATAATTTTGATATTGTTATCAAACTTGTCAATCAAAATAAATATGCTATAATATAATATAGTTACGACAGATAAGATGTCATGCCTAGAAAGAAGTCTGAGCACTATGTAAATAACAAAGAACTCTTGGAGGCACTTATTGTCTATCGAGAAAAAGTTGCTATTGCAAAAGAGAAAGATCTACCAAAACCTAGAATTACCAATTATCTTGGATCTTGTTTTTTAAAGATTGCAACACACTTGTCATACAAACCAAATTTTGTAAATTATATGTTCCGTGATGATATGATATCAGACGGTATTGAGAATTGTGTTCAATATATCCATAATTTCGATCCAGAGAAGTCTCGTAATCCTTTTGCATACTTTACACAAATAATTCATTATGCCTTTCTAAGACGCATACAGAAGGAGAAGAAGCAGTTAGATATAAAAAATAAAATTATTGAAAAGACTGGATTTGATGAAGTCATGACAGTTGAAGATGGTGCCTTGACAGGAGCAATGTCTGAGTATAATACAATTAAGGATAACATCGCACAGAAGAAAAATAGATGAGAGTTGCCATTATAACTGATACCCATTACGGTGCTCGTAAGGGATCAAAACATTTACATGATTATTTTGAATTATTCTACAAAAATATATTCTTTCCCTCATTAGAAGCAGAGGGCATTGACACTATTATTCATATGGGTGATGTTTTTGATAGTCGTAAGTCAATCGATTACTATAGTCTTGAGTGGGCTAAGAGAGTTGTATTTGAACCAATGAAGAAATACAAGGTTCATGCGATTACAGGAAATCATGATTGTTATTATAAGAACACAAATGAAATTAACTCTCCAGAATTGTTACTAACCAATTACGATAATATTACAACGTATTCAAGTGCAAAAGATATTAAACTAGATGGTTTAGATATTCTTCTTTTACCGTGGATAAGTGTTGATAACTATGATGAAACCTTAGAGGTTATTACAAAATCACCAGCTAAGATAGCAATGGGACATCTTGAGTTAAATGGATTTAAGGCAACTCGTGGTCACATGATGGAAGATGGTATGGATGTAAAGGTGTTTGATAAGTTTGATAAAGTGTTCTCTGGACATTTTCATACACGATCTACTGATGGTAAAATATTTTACTTGGGTAATCCATATGAGATGTTTTGGAATGATGTTAATGATCCAAGAGGATTTACATTATTTGATACAGACACTTTAGAACATACTCCAATTAACAATCCTTATAAATTATTCTATAACGTGTATTATGAAGATACTAATCATCAGTTGTTCAATACTACTGAATATGAAAATAAAATTGTAAAAGTTATTGTTCGTAAGAAATCAAGTCCAAAAGAATTCCAAAAATTTATTGATAAATTATATCGTTCAGGAGTTCAGGATTTAAAGATTGTTGAAAATTTTGCGATAGTTGAAAATGAAGAGTTTGATGTTGAAGAAGATGAAAATACAATTTCAATATTGAATCGTTACATTGATGAAGCAGAAATTGAGTTTGATAAAGGAATTGTGAAAAACATTTTTCGTGATCTGTACAGACAAGCCTGCGAGGTAGAATGATGTATTTACTAACTCTTAATAACCGGAAAGATGACGGTGCATACGCTGTTCAAGATTCTGATGGTAATAAAGTTCTCTTTCTTTTTGAAGAAGAGGATGATGCGGTTCGTTATGCAATGATGTTAGAGGATAATCTTGAGTCGAAAGACATGCATGTTATAGAAGTTGAAGATGACCTTGCCATAAAGACTTGTAGCATGTATAATTATAAGTATGCTGTCATCACACCTGATGACCTTGTGATTCCACCTAGTAATGATAAGATTCAAGAAGATTAAATGGAAGAATTTCCTCTCAACAGGAGACCGTTGGACAGAAATTGACTTTCTTGAACATAATACGAACTTAATAATTGGACATAATGGGTCTGGAAAGAGCACTCTGTTAGACGCACTAACGTTTGTTTTATTCAATAAACCATTCCGTAAAATTAATAAATTACAACTTCTCAATACCGTCAATGAAAGAGAATGTGTTGTAGAATTAGAGTTTGATGTAAATTCCAGAGAATATCTAGTAAGAAGAGGAATCAAACCTAATGTATTTGATATAGAAGTTAATGGAGAACCCTTACATCGGCAGGCTGATGATCGATCAAATCAGAAAATATTAGAAGATAATATTCTTAAAGTTAACTATAGATCATTTACACAGATAGTCATACTCGGAAGTAGTACCTTTGTTCCCTTTATGCAATTATCAAGTTCAGTTCGTCGTGATGTAATTGAAGATTTACTTGATATCCGTATCTTCTCATTCATGAATAACTTATTGAAAGATAAGTTGAGGATTCAGAAAGAACAGGTTCGATCATTAGTTTTGAAAAAAGAGAATCTAGAAGATAAGATTCAGATGCAGGATAAGTTTATAAAGGAGATAGAAAATCGTAGTAAAGAAGATGTAAAGAATCGAAAAAAGAAGATTGATGATCTCATTAAAGAAACTGATGATTATGTGATTATAAATGAGGAGTTAGAGAATAAAGTTCGCGATACAAGCACAGAGCAAGAAAAGTTTGTAGGTGCTGACAAGAAACTGTCCAAACTGAACAACTTTAAAGGACAGATATCGAATAAGGTATCTACCATTACCAAAGAACATAAGTTCTTCAAAGAGAATACGGTTTGTCCCACCTGTACACAGCATATAGAAGAAGACTTTCGTTTAAATAAGATTGAAGATGCTCAATCTGAGGCTAAGAAACTTAAGAAAGGTTTTGAAGACTTAGAAAAAACTATCAAACAAGAGAAGGAAAGAGAGCGTCAGTTTGTCAAACTAACAAAGGAGATTACTAAACTCAATAATGGCATTTCTAAAAACAATACTCACATCTCTATCAACCAAAAACAGATTAGAGAACTTGAATCAGAAATTCAAACTATTACCGAGCAGTTTAAAAACAGAAATACTGAACATGAAAAGTTAGAAGAGTTTAAGAATAGTCTCAAAACAACTGACGATAAACTTTCCGAAAGAAATCAAGACATAGTTCACCATGACTTTGCCTACTCTCTTTTGAAGGATGATGGTGTTAAGACTAAGATAATTAGAAAATATCTACCGCTTATTAATAAGCAGGTCAATCGTTACTTGCAGATGATGGATTTCTATATCAACTTTAAGTTAGATGAGGAGTTTAATGAAACAGTAGAGTCACCAATACATGAAGACTTTTCATATTCATCCTTTAGTGAAGGTGAGAAAATGCGTATTGACTTGGCTTTATTGTTTACATGGAGAGAGGTAGCAAGAGTCAAGAACTCAGTCAATACAAATCTGTTAATCATGGATGAAGTGTTTGATAGTTCTCTTGATGGATTTGGTGTTGATGAATTTATGAAGATAATTCGTTACATAATTAAGGATGCAAATATCTTCGTTATCTCACATAAGTCTGATTTACATGATAAATTTGATCATTTAATTAAATTTAGTAAGGAAAGAGGGTTTAGTAAGCGAGTAGATAATGGTGCCTGATAAATATTTCTAATGCAATATATTAGTTTATGTTATCAACACAATATCGTCTTCGACTTGAAGGCATCTGTAAATCCATCGCAGCAGGACAAGAGGTAAACTTAGAAGACATGATATGGGCTGAAAAATTGTCCAAAGCGAATACATCTGCAAGAGGTATGTTAAGTTCGGCAAGAAGGTTAAAAACAGATGATGACTCAACTTTTCTTAAGTACTTGGATATAGGAGACTCTGATTCAAGGAAACATAGAAAGGGTTTCAATGGAGCAGATGATATTGCAGATTGGTTCCGAAATGATAAACGATCAGACGACTGGAGGCAAAGAGATTAAATGAGAGTTCCAAATTGGCGACATCATTCTAAAAAAGAACAGAAGCGTCACCTCAAACCGCAAGCACTAAGACAAGCAAGAAAACGAAGTAGACAGTTGACAAAGTGTCTACTAAACCGTCCCAAGGGGCGGTTTCGTTGTTATTATAGGTATATCAGACAAGAAACCTCATGACCATCAAGCACGAAATCAAATCACAACTCGCTAAGTTACTTGCTACAGAAGATCTAGTTGTAGAACATCGTAAAGTTGAGACCGCTGAGTTCAATGTACAGACAAGAGTTTTGACTCTACCTCTATGGGACAAGGCATCTGAGAACGTTATTGATATGCTTGTGAGTCATGAGGTTGGCCACGCATTATATACACCTGATGAAGATTGGTGGGAAGAGTATGAAATACATCCTAGTTTTGTAAACATAGTAGAAGATGCTCGTATTGAGAAATTGATGAAAAGAAGATATGATGGTATCTCAAAGACTTTTTACAAGGGATATACTGAATTACACAATGATGATTTCTTTCAAGTCAAGAAGAAAAATATATCTGAGATGATTCTTGCTGATCGTGTTAATCTTCACTACAAGATCGGCACATACTATGATATTCCATTCTCTGGGGAAGAGAGATTTTTCTTAAACAAGATTGATCTATGTGAGACATTTGAAGATACTCTCAAGGCTGCTAAAGCATTATATGATTACTGTCTTGCAGAGGAGCAAAGAAAAGAGAAGGAAGAGATAGAAGATTTCTCTAACTTCGATCTTGAACTTGATGAGGATGGTGATAGTGAGAGACCTATGACAGGCACAAGATCAGAAGCAGTTGATACTGATTCCGAAGGTGATGATGATGGCGATGTTGATGATGATGGTGAAAAGCAAGAAGAGGCAGAGATTACAGTTGATACACATGTTGGTGGACATGAGGGTGTTACTGAAGTATCTGCAGAAACAGTTGAGAGTCTTGATGAGGCACTTAGGAACTTAACAAATGAAGGTGCAAGAGAGAATGTTTATCTTGAGTTACCAAAACTTGATGTTGACAGAGTGATTATCCCTAATGAAGAGATACATCAAAAGTGTCATGAGAGATTAGTTGAGGCACAGAAAAAAGCAGAGGAGCAAGAGAAGAAGAAGTTAGTAGTTGATCAAAGACATTGGGACTACTATGATCAGTATGGTATGAAGAAGTACCTTGATGAAACTGAGAAAGACTTTGCCAAGTTCAAGAAGTCTGCACAGAAAGAAGTCAACTATCTTGTCAAAGAGTTTGAGTGTAAGAAGTCTGCATCTGCGTATGCTCGTGCTACAACAAGTCGCACTGGTGTTCTTGATACAACTAAGTTACATACTTACAAGTACAATGAAGATCTATTCAAGAAAGTTTCTGTGATTCCCGAAGGTAAGAATCATGGCCTTGTATTCATACTTGATTGGTCTGGTTCAATGTCTCATGTGATGATGGATACAATCAAGCAGTTATACAATCTAATGTGGTTCTGTAAGAAAGTTCAGATTCCGTTTGATGTTTATGCTTTCACTACTTCATATCCTAAAACAGATCGTGATGAGACTGGATATGCTGCACCATTATATGAAGCAAAAGATAACATGATGGTTGTTGAAAATCAATTTTCATTGATGAATCTTTTCACAAGTCAGACTCGTATCAAAGAGTTGAATGAGCAGATGTTGAACATCTTCCGTATTGTAGGTGGATACAGAGATTATACTGCTCGTGATCTCACACCATTTGGACTTGAGTTATCAGGTACACCTTTGAATGAAACAATCGTTGCACTTCATGATCTGATTCCACAGTTCCAAGCAAAAACTAAAGTTGAGAAAGTCAACTGTGTAATTCTTACAGATGGTGAGGGCTATCAACTTTCATATCATAGAACAGTTAACAGAAGTCTCATGGGTGAGTCTTACTTTGGTAGAGGTAATTATGGAGAAGGATGTATTCTTCGTAATCGTAAAACTGGTAAGACATATAACTGTGGTTATCAGTATCATGATTTCACTAAGATGTTACTTCGTAATATCTCTGATGAATTAACAAATGTTAACTTCGTAGGTATTCGTATCATGGATGGTAGAGATGCCAAGCATTTTGTTCAGATGAACAGTGAGGATTACAATAGTCCAGAGGTTGAAAAGACTATGCAGCAATGGAGAAAGACTAAGACTCTTATCCTAGAAGATGTAGGATACAAAGTCTATCTTGGATTATCATCATCAGCTGTAGGTAATGATGCAGAGTTTGAAGTAAAAGAAGATGCATCAAAGGCAGACATCAAGAGAGCATTTACAAAGAGTCTTAAGAACAAGAAGATGAACAAAAAGATTCTAAGTAAGTTTATTGAGATGGTTGCTTGATAAATAGTGGACAGTTAAGAAACTGTCCATTTTTTATTGTCGGGGGTTGACTATGCACTATAATAAGTACATAGCAAACAACCCCTTTTATTATGGCAAACCTTTTTGAAATCAAAATGACTCGTGAAGAAATCATTGATGGTCTAAGATCACAATACGGATCAGAGTTTACTACTCCCGAAGTTCGTGCATGGTGTGCCATGAACGACATTACATATCAGACAGTTACTAAAAAACTGAAAGAATTTAAAGTGACTAAAGGCAAATGGAATCTTGAAGTCACACAGGAAGTTGTAGAAGATATCGAGAGATCTTTTGCAGCACCTGCAGCAGCACCCGCAGTTGTAGCACCAGTTGCACAGAATCTTATTCCTGATGTTGATGAGACATTCGTTAAGTTTGGCCCATTTGCTGATGTTAAAAAGATTATTCAATCTAAGTTATTCTATCCTACATTCATTACAGGATTGTCAGGTAACGGAAAGACATTCTCTGTTGAGCAAGCATGTGCTCAACTAAATAGAGAGTTGATTCGCGTGAACATCACGATAGAGACAGATGAAGACGATCTTATTGGTGGGTTTCGTCTTGTTGATGGTAACACTGTTTGGCACAATGGGCCAGTTATCGAATCTTTGGAGAGGGGAGCTATACTCCTTTTAGATGAGATCGATCTAGCATCTAACAAGATCCTATGTTTACAATCGATTCTTGAAGGAAAAGGTGTCTTCTTGAAGAAGATAGGTAAGTGGGTAAAACCTGCTGCAGGATTCAATGTGATTGCTACTGCAAACACCAAAGGTAAAGGATCTGAGGACGGTAGATTTATCGGTACTAATGTATTGAATGAAGCATTCCTTGAGAGATTCCCTGTGACCTTTGAGCAATCATACCCTCACATCAAGATAGAGGAAAAGATGTTACGTCTTCACTCTGCAAGTGTTGGAGTTCATGATGATGAGTTTATCAAGAAACTTGTTGATTGGGCAGACATCATCCGTAAGACATTCTATGATGGTGGTATTGAGGAGATCATCTCAACTCGTAGACTTGTTCATATCATTCGTGCATACGCAATCTTCAAGAACAAAGCGAAAGCAATTGAGAATTGTGTAAATCGTTTCGATGATGAAACAAAACAGTCATTCATGGAATTGTATGATAAAGTAGATTCAGATGTAGATTTTGACAAGGAGTCCGATGAATCTGTGGGGTAACTACAAGGAAGTTTTACATGATACCCTTAATCTCCAGTTTGCTCATCCGTGGGCAGATTGGGAGGCCAAGGGTACTGTGCTTTCTGCAAAAGTTTTTAAACACGACTATATAATTAAGTCAAGAGTTGTGGAGATTTGGAATGAAAAGTCTAGCATATACAACAACATCATCTATCCTAAAACAGGCAGTAATCTTCCATGTTTTGGTATGGATCTTATGGGATTTTTTGACAAGAAGGTCATTATTGTCTTTGACTTCCAACATCCTGTAGAGAACTATCTCTTTTCAGTTGATGGATTACCAAAGAGTGATGGAGACTATCGATTCTTTGAGCCTGGTAATCATTTTTCTGAGAATGTTTATATCGCAAAGTGTACGATGTCTGAAGTAGATGAGCATTTAGATATGTTCAAGTTATACTTGACAAAGTACAAAGAGATGTTAGAATTAGAGAAACCAACTAAAGTAGACACAAGTGTCTATAAAGATTTTGATGCTTATATGACTAAACTTGATCCAGTGTCAGGTTATCTGAGTGGTAAGTTTGGCAAAGAAAAAGCAGAGAGTCTTGTAAATGATTTTCTTTTCACTTATGGTTAATGCATGGAGTTTAGCGTGGGAGGCTTTAAACGGAACTATGGACGAAGAATACCCTATCATCGACACGAGTGTCGGAGCAGGTAATACTGCTTATGAATATTCAATTGATGGTCTTGATTATGAAATAGATTACTACAATGACTCTGCTGATTATATGGCAGATATAGATGATATGTATTCTCATCATCTATCGAATGCATATTCATCATATAATGATGGGTGGACACAAGAATATCATAGAGAACAATTAGAAAAATTAAAAGAACCAATGGCACACTATTTTAAATATCATGAAGAAGAAATTTTAAATGATATAAGAGAATATGTATCAGGCACATATCAAGGACATTATACAGGAAAGTCTCATGAGTTTCGTAATGTTCAGACAATAGATCTCATGGCATCAAAAGAACTTGCATCAGGTTTTTGTCAGGCTAACATACTCAAGTATGGAAGTAGATATGGAAACAAAGACGGAAAGAATAAGAAGGACTTGATGAAAGTGATACATTATGCTATGCTATTATTACACTTCGATAACCACTATGGCGAACCATCAATGCCATCAGGAAATTTTGAACAAATGCCTTAACAATTATGACAATGAATTTGAGTGACAACACTTTAGGTATCCTTAAGAATTTTGCAGGAATTAATAATTCAATCCTTGTGAAGAAAGGTAATCAACTTCGCACGATATCTGTTGCAAAGAATATTCTTGCTGAAGCAGAGATACCAGAAGATTTTCCAAGAGATGTTGCGATCTATGATCTAAATCAGTTTCTAAATGGATTAAGTTTACATCAAGATCCAGACTTAGATTTTTCTGAGGAAACATATCTTACGATTCGTGAAGGTAGAAGAAAAGTAAAATATTTCTTTGCAGATCCACAGGTTATTATTGCACCACCTGAGAAAGAGATATCTCTTCCATCACAAGATGCATGTTTCCAACTTGATAGTAATTCATTAGAAAAATTACTTAAGGCTGCTGCAGTATATCAATTACCTGATCTTGCAGTTGTTGGTGGTGAAGGTGTTGTTAAGTTAATTGTTCGTGATAAGAAGAATGATACATCAAATGAATATGCAGTTACTGTAGGAGAAACTGATAGAAACTTTACCTTTAATTTTAAGGTGGAAAATATTAGAATTATCCCCGGTTCATATGATGTTGTAGTATCTTCTAAGTTACTATCTAAGTTTACGAATAGTAAATTAAATCTAACTTACTACATAGCATTAGAACCAGACTCTACTTTCGAGTAATTACAATGAATAACATTGGACTAGAAGTTGTATTTTGGACAGCACTATCACTTTATTTACTTGCTAAATTAGGTGTATTTAAAAAATGAAATACATTCTTTACAACGAAAATTTTGAACAACAAGGATCTTTTCAATCCATACAAGAGTTAAGAAATTTTCTTTGTGATAGAAAATATGACATCCAATGTGATGAAGATATTGGATGTACATTTGATTATATAAAGCATATTAAATGGCACTTTGACATAGTAGAATGAAAATTACACAAGAAATTATTGACAAGATACAAGAGGCCATGCTTCATACTAATCTGAAGGG